GACTTCCCAAGGGTAAGAACTTTTCCTTACCTTCTCACCGTTGACCTCTTACCCGCAGGGTCCTGCACCATAGGCGCAGGATGTGAAGTTCTACGAAATCGCTTTCAGTAAGGAGGTCCTATGACAACGGTGAATACATTTGAGCAGTCCGGGCGAGAGTTGAAAGTGGAGTATTGGCCGATTACGAAACTTCAGCCTTACCACCGCAATCCCCGGAAGAACGATCCAGCAGTAGATCGAATGGTAGGTTCGATCCGGGAATTCGGATTCAAGGTTCCAGTTCTGGCCCGCAGTGACGGCGAGGTGGTCGATGGTCACCTGCGATTGAAGGCGGCCAAGAAGCTGGAAATAGCCGAGGTGCCAGTGATCCTGTGCGATGAATGGACGCACGCGCAGGTCAAGGCGTTTCGGCTGATGGTGAATCGGTCGGTGGGCTGGGCCGAATGGGATGACGAACTGGTTGGCCTGGAACTACTGGAGTTGAAGGATCTCGATTTCGATTTGAGGTTGACGGGTTTCGACGCGCATGAAATCGATGACTTCCTTTTCTCCCCCGAACTGGATGCCGACGCCGACACTGTAGCTGAAGTTCCCGATCGCCCGGTGTCGAAGCTGGGCGATTTGTGGCTGTGCGGCAAGCACCGCGTAATGTGTGGCGACGCCACCTCACCTGAAGCCGTGACACGCTTGTGTGGCTCGGAGGCGCCCACGGTGCTGATCACCGACCCACCCTATGGGATTGGCCTGGATTCGGAGTGGAGGGATCGGGCCGGACTCAACGGCTATGGGCCGGCTGAGGGCAGTTATATGAAACATCGCACCGAGGGCCACACCAACACCACGATATCGTCCGATACACGGGCCGATTGGTCTGAGGCATTCGGACTGGTGCCGAGTCTCCAGGTAGGCTATATTTGGCATGCCTCCAAGTTCACAAGGGAGGTGCTGAATGGTCTGCTGCGCATTGGCTTCGATCATCACCAGCAGATCATCTGGAACAAGGGCCGAACGGTTCTCACACGAACGCACTACTGGTTTCAGCACGAGCCGTGCTGGTATGTGCGGAAGAAAAACGCCTCGTGGTTCGGTAAGCCCGGCGAAAACTCAACGGTGTGGGAGGTAGCGTCGCCCAAGTTCATCATGGGGGGCTCGAAAGAAGAGAAGTTCGATCATCCCACTCAAAAACCGTTGGAACTGATGCGGCGACCGATTCTGAACCACACCCGGCGCGGTGAGTTGGTATACGACCCTTTTCTCGGGTCCGGGACAACGCTGATCGCTGCTGAGACAGTGGACCGGATTTGCTACGGGTTGGAAATCGATCCACGCTATGTGGATGTAGTCATGGGACGCTGGCAAAAACTTACCGGCAAGCGGGCGGTGCTGGAAGGCGGCAGACGAAGTTTCGATGAGATTGCAGCCGAGCGGAACGAGGGGGTTGAAGATGCCACGACCGAGGCTTGAACCTACCGACGAGCTGCGCCGCTTGGTGAAGTCCCTGTCTGCCTTTGGCGTACCGCAAAAGGAAATCGCCCGCCGAATCGGAATCCGATCCACGAAGACGCTCAGAGCGCATTACCGGACGGAACTGGACCGAGGCGCTTTGGAGGCCAACATGAGCGTGACTCAGACCCTCTATAAAATGGCTACCTCGGGCAACCATCCAGTAGCTACTCTGTTCTGGTTGAAGGTCCGTGCCGGCTGGCAGGAACGTCCAAGTCAGACGGTGAATCCGCTTCCCTCGCCGCCTTTTGTAGTAGCCAAAGAACACGGCGTCGAACAGCCATGATTCGCCTTAAACCACCCCAGTGGTCCGTGTTCAATTGCGACTCCCGGTTCCGAGTGCTGGTGGCGGGCCGCCGATTCGGAAAGACTTATTTATCGATGGTGGAGCTGTGCCGCTCGGCCTGGGGCGCAGGGCGGTTGGCCTGGTATGTGGCTCCCAGCTATAAGCAAGCCAAGCGCATTGTCTGGCAACCTTTGAAGCAAATGACGCGGCCCTATTGGGCATCGCGGCCCAATGAGACCGATCTGCGGATCGAGCTCTTGAGCGGCGGAACGATCTGCCTGCGCGGGGCGGATAATTACGATTCACTGCGTGGTAACGGGCTGGACTTTTTGATCCTGGATGAGTACGCATCCATCGCGCCCGAAGCTTGGACCGAAGTCCTGCGCCCGGCGCTAGCCGACAAACAGGGCCACGCTCTGTTCATCGGCACGCCCCGGGGATACGATCATTTCTTCGACCTTTACCAGAAAGTACAAGGCCAGCCAGATTGGGATACGTTCCAGTTCACCACCGAGCAAGGTGGGAATGTTTCTAGCGAGGAACTGGAAAGCGCCGCACGGGAGCTAGATGAGCGCACCTATCGCCAGGAGTTTCAGGCCAGTTTCGAGAACATGACCGGCGGCCCCGTATATTACGCTTTCGATCGGAAGCGGAATGTGAAGGACATCGAGTTCGACCCGCTGTCTCCTATCTCGTGGAGCCTAGACTTCAACATCAATCCCATGTGCTCGGTGATTGCGCAAGTCATCGACACCACCAATCGGATGGAGATGCTCAGTGGTATTCGTTCGGCTGTGGTCAATGTGCTGGACGAGCTGTTCATCCCGAATTGTTCGACACCCCAGGTCTGCGAAGAGTTCTATAACCGGACTGAGCGCTACCGGCGCGGCCGTACTCTAATCGTGAACGTCTACGGGGATGCGACCGGCAGCAAGCGGCAAACCGCGAATGCAGGGGCTGAAAGCGACTGGCAGACGATTCGGGAGTTCTTCGCGCGGCACAGTGCCGAGTTCCGGGTGAGTTTCAAGTACAAGCATTGCAATCCGGCTGTTCGGGACCGGGTAGCGGCGGTGAACGGGGTGCTGCAGAACGCATTGGGACAATCCAAGTTGTTCATTGACCCACGCTGCAAGTATCTTATTAAAGACCTGGAGCGCGTGGTTTGGAAACCCGGTAGCTCCGTGCTCGACCAGGGCTCCGATCCGCAGCTCACTCACATCTCCGATGCGCTCGGCTACCTGTGCGAAGCCGAGTTCGGTATCCGTCCGCCGGGTGGCTACGACCCTCGTTACATCGCCTAGAAAGCGGACATAGCATTCGGCTTTTATCCGGTAGCCAGACTCCCGTCCGAATCGTGGCCGGGCTCGCCTCTTCGAGCCGGAGAAGGAGCCGTTTTCGACTTGCTTTCCGGGCCCCACAGAGCGTCCATGGAAGTGTGGTTAACGCCACCAGAGAGGACCCGAAATCCATGGATGACCTGATAGGTCGGCAGATTCAAAAGCTGTCCCGTTCGACCATCCCAGTTCTCAGAATCAAGTACCGGGAAGTGTTCGGCCAGCAAGCCAAGGTCGCTCACAAGCAGTACCTGGTGCGACGCATCGCCTGGCAGTTGCAGGCTCAGGCCGAGGGAGATTTGAGTGAACCGGCGCGCCGCCGTATTGCCGAGATCGCCGACGAATCCGATTTGAGCAGGCAAGCGTCCCTTGGGCTACGAGCTAAACCTACCGCTGGCGACGACCCGGTTCACACGGTTGGGTCAGGCCTCCGGCGCGATCCGCGAGTGCCCCCCATTGGCACATTGCTCCGGCGCCGCCATCAGGGCCGGGAGATTATCGTCAAGGTTCTCGAAAGCAGCTTTGAATATGATTCCCAGTGCTATGGCTCGCTGAGCGCCATCGCTCGGCAAGTCACGGGCACACGCTGGAATGGTTTGCTGTTCTTCGGTCTCACGGAGCGCCGCCATGAGTGAGGAGTCGATTCAGGCCAAGCCACGAGCGGTACGCTGCGCCATTTATACTCGCAAATCCACCGAAGAAGGCCTGGACCAGGAGTTCAACTCGCTCGATGCGCAACGCGAGGCGGGCGAAGCCTACATCGCCAGTCAGAGACATGCAGGCTGGCTTTTGTTGGCCCAACGCTATGACGACGGCGGTTTCAGCGGAGGCACGCTCGACCGGCCCGCCCTGCAACGGCTGCTCGCCGATGTCGATGCTCACCAGGTAGACTGCGTAGTCGTGTACAAAGTCGACCGATTGAGCCGGTCGCTGCTCGACTTTGCGCGCCTGATGGACCGCTTTGACCAACGCTCGGTCAGCTTCGTCTCGGTCACCCAGCAGTTCAATACGACCACCTCGCTGGGCAGGTTGACGCTGAATGTTCTGCTCTCGTTTGCGCAGTTCGAACGCGAGATCATCAGTGAACGAACTCGCGACAAGATGTCGGCCGCACGGCGCAAGGGCAAGTGGGTGGGAGGCACGCCCCTGCTCGGCTATGACGTGGACTCGCGCGGGGGACGTCTGGTTGTCAACCCCAAGGAAGCGCAGCGCGTGCGAGACATCTTCGAGCTGTACCGGCGTCATCGCTCCCTCCACATGGTGGTGGCCGAACTCACTCGGCGCGGCTGGACCACCAAAGTGTGGAAGTCCAAGAAGGGCCGCCATCACACCGGACGGCCCTTCACCACGGCCTCCTTACGATTGCTGCTTACTAATGCCACTTATGCCGGGAAAGTGAACTACCGCGGTGTGGTCTACCAGGGTGAGCAGTCCGCCATCGTTGACATAGCACTGTGGGACCAGATACAGGCCGAGTTTCAGGACCGGCAGCGTCCGAAGACCGAGTCTATTCGCATTGAGCAGAACGCGCTTTTGGCAGGATTGCTGTTCTGCCAAAGTTGTCAGCGGCCCATGGTGGCCACGTATTCGATGAAAGGAGCGAGGCGCTACCGCTATTATGTCTGTCACCAGGCACGGCAGAATGGCTGGAAATCCTGCCTCACCAAGGCGGTCTCGGCCAAACTCATCGAGGAATCCCTGCTGGGCCAACTGCGAGTCCGTCTGAACTCGGAGGCAACGCGCGATGCTCTCCATCTGCCCGCCCGCGACTGGCAGGCGTTCCTTAACGATCCTGTCGGCCTAGTGCCAGCGCTGGTCGAAAGTGTCGGATACGAGGGCGGCAGTGGCACGGTGTCGGTGCGGTTACGAGCTTTGAATGGCACTTTTCAGGAGACCCGGCATTGACTTTTCAATACAAGCTTCCCACCCGGCGTAGCCGGACACTGCCCGCCTTCCCCATAGTGGGGGCAAAGAATCCCTTAGGCCGCCCGCCACGAGTGGCGCGGCTCGTGGCTCTGGCCCACAAGCTGGAGGCCATGGTGCAATCTGGTCTGGTACCGGACTATGGCGAACTGGCGCGACGAGCGCGGATCTCGCCGGCTCGCATCGCACAGATCGTGCTCTTGGGTCAACTGGCACCCGAGATTCAGGAATATATTTTGTTTCTATCGCGCGAGTACTCTGGACTGATCACCGAACGTCATCTCCGAGACATCGCCCGCGAACTACGCTGGGAGCGCCAGCGTAAACTGTTCGGTGAGCTGCTAAGCCGTCGCGGCTAGCCTCGCCGTTCGCTCCTTTGTGAACCCCACAGGTTGCCTTGCATTCCACGGCTGGTGGAGGGATGAATGACATGGGTTCTGTACCGCGCGGAACCCCAGGAGGCCGGAATCGTGCACGAAGCTGTGGAGAACCACCACTGGCGGATTCTACGTCTCTTCCTGACATCGCTGGACGAACAGGAGCTAAAGAATGTGGGTGAACAGCTCCATCGGGAGTTGGCCGCGCGGCGGGATTGGGACCACAATCCAGTGCGGCTGTTCTTTAGCTCGCTAACTGCCGAGGACCTGGAGCTGGCACGCCAAGCGATCTTGAACGAACGGGCAGCACGCCGACAGGAACAGAACTTGCTTGGCCTCGCTCGGACCAAATCCCGCAAAGCGTGAGCTCTGAATCCGTTCTTTAAACCCCACCGGCTCAACTCTTCCCTGCATCGCCATTCCATCGCCTCATGGTTCTGCTCACAACGTTTTTCGCCTTGCATTCGGGAGCAAACCGAGGGATGAATGGCTCACCTGCGGCAACCTGCCGTAACAAGGAGATTTGCACATGACATCAATACCCGAGCCAGATCAAGTCCCGGCCAAGGATTCCACCCCAACCGCTGCGGTCAAACCGCGTGGCCGTGTGGCGTCAAAACGCGCCAAGCGGGCCAACTCTACCGCTGGCGGCAAACAACGTCCCAGTTCTGCGATCCGGCCAGGCACCAAAACCGCCAAGATCCTGCGCTTGCTGAAACGCCCCGGTGGCGCTTCGCTCGCCGAGCTTACCAAAGCCACCGGCTGGCAAGCCCATTCGGTTCGAGGCTTTCTCAGCGGAGCTGTCAAAGCCAAGATGCGTCACAAGGTTGTTTCAGCTAAGCGTGAAGACGGCCAGAGAGCTTATCGCGTTCCCGCCTAATGGAGCTCTAAAAGAAGCCGCCCGGCTCCCATCTCGACCGGACGGCTTCTGTTCCTTATCTTTGTTTCCATTCCACCTGCCAGTTAACATGCGGACGCTGGCGGTTCCCTTCGATGCTCCACTTTTCCGCGCCCGTACTGCGGAAGTGATTCTTAGCAACTCCTCTGGAATCAATACCGTGGGAACCCTACTCTACGCTCATCACCGGTTGCATGTAATCAGTCGTCCGTTCGTCGCCATGTTTACTAGCGGGTGGCCCGCACGATTCATTCGGGGACCCGGACGGATAGGCCCACCCGTTAGTTAACGGCCCGACTAAGCTTGCAACCAGATCCCTGCGAAGCAGATCCAACTGCCGGGTACCTATTTCTTCAGCGTCTTGCTCAAACAACCAATGATCGGCGACAATACCGCCGCCTAATACCAGGATCTTCGACATTTAGACGCCTCGACTGTCGTCGAGGAGACCTCTAGACCGATGGTTGAAATATTCGCCACTA